GCCTGTCAGCGGTACCGCAATAGCTCCGGCCAGATAGTAGCTCAATGCCTGGGTGAAATCATCCGTGAAAAGATTGGCGTCCTTGACGTCGTAGATATATTGCAAAAAGGCGTCCGCATGATTACATACAAGCGCCTTTGTATTGTCATTTAAAACTACCTGGTCCATATTACCTTTGAAGTTTTTCGCCAGTACAAGCCAGGTATTGTCCGCATTAAAAATCTTCCGGGCCATCACGCAGTCATTCGGATATGCGTATACATACTTCCAGCCCGGAACCGTTTTATCAATCAGCGACAGCGGCGCTGTTTTCATGGCAAAGCCCCAGGTGTAGGCCCGCAACAGCACCCGGCGCTGCATATCATAATGGATCCGGCAGGTGCGCGCCGCCTCGGTATCCTCATGCAGGCTGGCGATTTGTTCCCTGCCGATATGGTTCAATGCCATATTACAAATGTCGGTAATGTTCATCTTGCCTTACCTCACTTTGAAAAAAGGGACGGACTTACGCCCGCCCCTCTAAAACTTTTATCATTCAGCCTGCTTCATGTTGACGTCCAGCACCAGGCCGGCAGTGACTACTGCATCACCGGACTGGGTACCGGTGCAGGCCAGGCGCAGGAATTTTTTCAGCCCCGCAGGAAGGCGTGCCGCCAGCACGTCGCCGGTCGCGTCAGCCGGTACAGTGTAGGTAGCTACATCGGCAAAAGTGCCGGTAGCAGTATCTGCATGCTGCAGCTTTACGGTCAGCGCTGCGCTGGTCGCGCCGCCTGCTACATTGATAGCCAGGAAGGGCGCTTCGTATGCCGCACCGCCTCCGCCGTTGGCCACTACATCGGAAGCAGCACCCAGGGAAGCAATAGCCTTTTTGTGGTAAAACATATTCTCATAATCCCAGATCATAGTTATATCCTCCTCTCATCAGGAAATTGCAGTCTCGTTGCCTTTGATGGCGTCCAGTTTTACAACCTTCATGCCATTGAAGCGTACTGCTACAATGCCGTTTTCCAGGCGTTCGGTCTGTACATAGCTGTTGTTCTTATCCATCAGGAACAGTTTCAGCGCAGTGTACATGTCATTGGATACGTACATAACAGCCTTTTCCGGATGGCGCAGACGTTCCTGTGCGGTAACGATAGCCGCCATAGCTGCCGCCTTCTGTGCAGCGGTACCGGTCTTGAGCAGGGTCGGATCAATGTTGCGGATAGCGCCTACTGCACGGTAGTCGCGTACTGCCAGGCCAACTTTCCAGGTAAACACGCTAACCATCGCTTCATAATCCAGGCCGTCGCGGTCCTGAACAGTCTGCAGACCCAGGTCTTTATGGTCCAGGCCTGCGGAAGCGCCACGCGGATAAATGCCGGTGCAGGTACGGGAACCCCATTCAACCAGAAAAGCGGAAGTCAGCGCGGAGCCGGTGCCGCCTGCGTCAATGGTGGTGTAGCCCGGTTTGGTGGGATCATTCACGCCGAGCTTGCGATGGCGGATATCCAGGCCGTTAAAGGTATCCGGATCATCTTCGGTGTTGCCATAGATAACCATATCAGCTACCTTCTGGCCAAAGCCTTCAATGTGTGCCACATCTTCGCTGCGGCGGAATGCTTCCTTGTCCGGAGCCAGAGCCAGCAGTTCCACGTCCACCTTGGAACGGGACTGCAGGATGCAGCTGGTGTCCACGATCTGCTCGGTGCTGGACTTGGTATATTCCACACCTTTGTTGATGTAACGCACGCCCGGAGTGGGGATGCTGTTACGTAAAGTGGTCTTGTTGCCGGTGGTCAGGTTGCCTTCCATCCAAGTCATGTCGTCCAGGATCGGATTGCTGGCTGCCAGCACTTCAATGATTTCATCGATCTTACCGTCCACGCCCTGGCGCTTGCGGTAGTCGTTCAGAGTTAATGCGATTTCGCCTACTACTGCCATGTTTTCATCATCCTTTCGTTAAGTCATATTGCTGTGGTCGTACCACGATTTTGATTGTGCAGCCGGTGCCGGTGTCCCGGCATTTATCATCTTCCCCGGGTCAGCCTGCACAAGCTGGCCCAGCATCTCCATCGCCCGGATAACTTCGATCCGGTTCCCGGCGCCTGTCTCGTTAAGCGCCTGGCGGATATTGGGTACAACTTTTTCCACGGCCTCCAGCCCTGCGCCAGCTGTAGACATAACCTTTTCAAAGTCTGCGCCCAGCTGCTGCTTTGCTTCCTCGCCCCAGCGGGTAACTTCCGCGTTGTACTGATTCCGTACCGCGTCCGCTATCTGCTGCCCGTACTGGAAGCCGAAAGCCGCCATCTGATTCGCCTGCTCGTTGGTCAGGTTCATGCCCCTGGCAATGTCAGAAAAGCCTTTGGTCAGTGCCTCGTCTACCTCTACGCCTTCCGGGATCGTACCCTTGAAGTCGTAGGATTCCGGTGCGCCGGCCGCCGGTGCCGGATCCTGTTGCTGCGTGTTACCGCCCAGCATGGTGCCCGGTGCCTGCTCTGCAGGTTTCTGTCCCGGCGTAGCCTGTGGCGTGTTGTCCGCTCCGGTCTGCACATTCGTGTTATCGTTGGCAGCTGCCGGTTTCTGATTGTCATCCATCTGCAATGTCCTCCTCCTGTTCTGAAAGCCTTTCGACTTTCTCTTGGTATTCCATCATTTCTTCCTGCGCCTGGTGGAGCAGTTTTATTCCACGCAGACCCAGCTGCGTCTTGATGGACTGATAGATTCCGACGGCCACTTCCCGGCGCCCCTCGTTGTAAAACGTGGCTGAATTACCGGTAAAGCTCCCTGCCGTCAGTCCTTCGTTCTGCATCAGCCGGGCCAGGAACCAGCGGCCGTTACTGTTGCCCAGTAACCATTCAATTGCCTCCTTGTCCTTCCCGCCGATCGCCGCCTGCACCAGCTTTTGCTGTGCGGCCCTTCCGGTATCATCTCCGGTGTAGCTGACATATCGTTTAGCCATGTCATCCCACCCCGCTCATACCTAACCAGTCAGCCAGCGCCGGGTTCCCGTCGTTAGCCGCCTCGGTCGCGTTTTTTGCCGCCTGGGTAATACCCGGCAGCGCCTGTGCCATCTGCATGGCCTGCTGTTCCTGCTGGGCCTGCTGCATGGCCTGCTGTTCCTGCTGGATCATCTGCTGGACCTCTTCCTCGCTACGCCGCATTTTGGCTGGCGCACCCAGCAGGTCCATGTACTTCGCCACAGCTCCCAGCGGATCCACTACCTTGATCGCTTCCGGCCATGCCTGGGCCATCTGCATCACAAAGGATATTGCCTGTTCGATATTGACCAGGCCGCTCATCTTCTGTGCCTGGGCCAGCGGGCTGATGTACTCGATTTTGACGTCCTCCTGGGACAGCATCTCTGCCAGCTCCGGCGGAACCGGCGGGAACACATTGCCACGGTCCAGAATGTTGTACGTCCGCTCCAGTATCGGAGTGAGGTACTCTTCCTGCAGCCGTTCTACTACCGGTCCCAGCTGCTGCAACTTCTCCTGCTGACGCTCCACAATCTCCCGGGCCGTCATCTGGCCGGTGGTTATGGAATCCAGCATCAGGAACAGGTCCGCAGAATAGGCACGCTTGATAGCATCCTCGGTCCGTATGATCTCTTCCGCCAGGTGTGGCATGTCCAGCCCTACCTGGAACAGCTGCCGGACCGCATCATTCGGATTGGCCAGCTTGGTAATGCCGCCGGGGATAAGGTTCACCCCTTCGGCCATCACGCCGCTGGTCACTGTCAGCGGAGGTTTGACGCTTAACTCCACAGCGGTCAGGTAGTCCTTCTTCATGATCTGCAGCATCTTTGCATCGCCCACGGCATACCAGCCGGGACCATAGCCGTAAGGATTATTGGCATTGGTCATGTACCGGCCCGTCGGTACCGGGAACTCTTCACAGCCGCCAATGTAAAGCCACTCATCGTTGCTGCTGCCGTTCATCCAGTACATGCTGATGTAGGGCATGTTCAGCCGCCCCAGCTTCCCGGGGACCGCGTTGGTGTTGGGCATTACAAGCCACCACACATAGCGCGTCTGGTTGTCCGGCACGCTGCCCGCTTTCAGCCGCTCCTGCTCCCTATGCGGCAGTGCATCGATCCCAAACATGTCGATGATCTGCTGCAGCTTCATGGGATATTTCCTGCAGAATGTGTTGACGCGCCCGTCGCCGTCTACGTCAATGTAGTATGTGCCGATGCTCTGCGACTGGAACCGGACGCCCTTGCGGATATCCGGGAACACAGCCAGCGGGGACTGACCAAAGGGAAGCTCAAAGTAGCTGGAATGAATAGCGTTATAGAAATTACTCTGCGACAGGATGCTCTGCATGATCTCCTGCCGCTCATCCAGCACGCGCCCCGCCTCTACATTGCCGTTTAGCTCCGCATTAGAAAACTGGAATTTAAACCACTGCCGGGACGGAGGCGTCAGCCCAGACATGATGCCGGCCGCGAATATCTGCGCGCTGGCCCATGCTACGCCCTGGGCTATATGCAGGTCTCGACGGCGGCCCGGGTTCGTGGTATCCGGAGTATCATCGAAGCTGCCGATGAATGGCAGCTGGTAATCCCGGATGTCCTTCCACTGGTTTTCCCATTGCTGCCGGTTCTCCCGTAACTGCTTCACCCGCTGCAGGATCTTCCGCTTGTCCGGGTACATGTTTTTCGGCGCCTGCACATCTGCCTGCCTGGTGTCCGTGGTCGGCGCCCTGGTTAGAATCGTTTCGCGCTCTGCCATCATGTCACCCCAGTGTGGTACGTTTTCCGTTGGTGTTGTCGGTCAGCACGGCCCTGTCATCAGCTACCCGGGTAGCCGCATAGCCGCGACGCCTGCGCTGCCGGTCGCCTTCGTTGCCGGTCGCGTCCACGTCCTGCGTCTGTACCGCCTGCGGTGCCGGAGCTACCGGTTCCACGTGCGGTGAGCTTGGTCTCTTAAATGGATTGCTGCACATGTTTGTCACCCCTTAATTAAAGTAATAATCTGTGTTGGCCTTTACCACCGTCCTGCGTCCGGTGCTGGCCTTATGTATCGGAACCGCGAACGTCAGCGCCATACTGTCCGCCGCGTCCGGGGATCTCCCTGTTAACTCTTTTATCTCTTCCTTGGGCTGCAGGATGATCTTTCCCGCGCTTGTAAACTTGTATTCCGTAACCGTCAGCTCTGCTTTCAGGTCCGGATCGTTCGGTATGCAGCCGCCCTGCTGCAGCCATTCCAAAGTGTTGAAATACATTTCTGCCCGGATGTTGGCATAGCGTTCTGAATTGATGGCCCGCTGCTGGAAGTTGATCTCCGTCACCGGGATACCCATCTGACGAAGCCGGTCTATAACGCCTGGCCCCATGGCCCCGCCGTCAATGACCAGCAGGTCCGGCCGGCGCTGCCAGTAAAGGTTCGCTATCTGGCTGGCCAGCTCCATGGTATTGAGACCATGCAGCTTGATCTGCTTATCCATCCACAGGCCCTGCCGGAGTGTGATATAGCTGTCGTCATCGCCAAACCGGGCCACGTCCACAGCCATGATGAGAGGCAGTCCCTGCACCTGGTCAGGCCGTATGCTCCGGGCCGCCGCTTCCGTCACAACATCGATGGGGATCACCACGTTGGAAGCGCTGGCGGTAAAATCACACAATAACTCCTGCCGAACCTCGATGTCGGTCATTTCTTTTTTCATGTCGGCGATCTGCTGTTCCGTCAGCACGTTGGTCTCGTCTGCACGGTAGCAGCAGACAAAGTACCGGTCATCCTTCAATGCTTTCAGGTAGCGTTCATAAAAGGCATTTTGTCCCTTGGGAGTGCCGACAAAATACGCAAAGCCGTTGCGGTCCGTAAGCGCCGGGACAATAATCTCACCGTACACGTTCTGTTTGACCTGGGCATATTCGTCCAGCACGCAGCCGTCCAGATAGATACCGCGCAGCCGGTCCGGTTTGTCAGCGCCGACTATCATGATCTTGGCGCCTGGGCTTCCAGGATGCATAGAGGGGAACTCCACGAAAAGGTCCGATTCATTTACCTTTACGCCAGGTATGGCCCGGGAATAGTATTTCAAATACTCCCAGGCAATCAGTTTTGCCTGGTTTCGGAACGGTCCCAGGTAGCAATACTGCGGCGCTCGCTTTTTGTTTTCCAGCGCCTTCTTTATCAGCTCGTTGATACAGCCGACCGACTTACCAAAACGCCGGTGACACACCAGCACCGCCCGGTTTTTCTTCTCCAGCGCCGGATGGATCGCGTTCCGCCATATTGGCCTGGGATAGTATGGAATCACAATGTCAGCCATTGCCGCCGCCCACCTTCTCGTCCGGGCTGTTCATCCAGCGGATGTTCAGCGGACCACCGCCTGCGCCGGCAATCTCCTTTTTATCAACCAGCAGGCCGTACCGTTTAGCCAGCAGCTCTGCCGCCTTCGTCCTGGTAGCGGCCGACAGCTGTTTTGTCTCCACGCGGGCAGAGGATTCGCCCAGGCCGGTGCCTTCAATGACAATCACTTCTTCGGTAATCTCGCCACGCATGGCAGCTGTCAGGTAGGTCAGGACTTCCTCGGCATCGGCAATACGTTCTGATTGCATTTCAGCCAGCCTGTTGTCAATGGCTTCGCGAATGTCAAGTTTTGTCAAGTTTTCGCTACCAATTTTGACAGGATTTTTATACCCAGCTTTCCGCGCTGCTTCCGTCGCATTCCCGGACTGGATGTAATAATCCACAAATCGTTTTTGCCGCTCCGTCATCCTGATCACCACCTTTCCCTGGCGATATTTTTATTTGCGCTTCACGTACATGCGCTGTTGCTGTTCATGCAGCGCCATCGCAAACTTGTTAGCCTCTTCAACAGTGTTAAACTTGCCAAGGTGCTTCCCTGTTTTGAAGTATGCTTTGATTGCGTCATCATCTGACACAATCTTCCCGTCCTGTGATACCGTTGGAATCAACACTTCATTCTTACCGTCATTAAAAGATATGGATCTAACCGTGCTAATGCTGCCGTCCTCATTCTGCACAACCGGACGGTTAGTCAGATCTATATTCCCGGTATACCCCGGCAGTATATTGCTTTTTTTATAAGGGTTAGCGCACATAATAATCCCCCCCTGGCGGGCGCAGCGGACGACCGGGAGGAGGTTCAACCCGGCTGGCGTAGGTCCGCTTAAACGCCCATAAAAAAAGGACCGGCCTGTTAAGGTCGATCCTTGTCAATATCACTATATCACATTTTTTAATGCTCTCATTATCGTAATTTTACAGCAGTTTTTCGCGCGCCGCGAATATCGCCGCCGAAAATATAAACTCCCGGCGCCATCGGAAGTATGTGTCCTCGCTAATAAAAAGCACGCACACCGTCCGCGTCCATCCTTCGCGCAGCTTATACCGGCGGCACATGGCGTCACCGATCGGCGTGCCGTTGTACTTCTCCCAGGTCCGCTTGACGACACGCAGGCACGCTTCCGGTCGGTTATACGTCATGGCGGCTGGGATCTCCGCCATGCCTTCCACGGCTTCCCTGGCCGTCGGATCCGCGCTTTCCTGCGCATCATCTTTTCGGATTGTCCGTAATTCCTCGACAGCCTGCTGCAGCGCCGGTGCGTCGAAAAACAGCCTGTCCAAAAATTTAAACTGCGCCCTTGTTAAGACCGCCACTCATAGCCACCACCTTAAAACAA